ACGATTTAAAATCAGCAAGACGAAGTTTAAATATACTTTTCTCAGAATGGGGAAACCGAGGGGTGCATTTGTGGAAAGTCGCTCTACAAGAACAATTACTAACCGCAGGGACTCAGACTTACACGGCACCAACTGATGCTAATGATATTCTAGAAGCTTATGTAAGTACGACCACAGGGACAAATAGCACTACCAATGATGTTTCATTAACTAAAATTAGCAGAAGTGAGTATGCCGCTTTACCTAATAAAGGATCGCAAGGTCAGCCCTCTCAATATTATGTTGATAGACAGACAACACCAACAATTACTTTGTATCAAGTCCCTGATGCATCAACATATACATATTTAAAATATTACTATATTAAAAGAATTGAAGATTCAGGAGCATATACTAACACTGCTGATGTGGTTTTTCGCTTTATACCCTGTATGGTAGCAGGTTTAGCTTACTATATTAGTATGAAGTTAAATCCTCAATTAACACAACAAAACAAAATGATTTATGAAGATGAATTGTCACGAGCTTTGAACGAAGATGGTCAAAGAACATCTGTATATATAACCCCTCAAACCTATTACCCACAAGGAGTGTAAAATGAAAGGACTAAGATATCAAACAGGCGGACCAGCCTATTTAAAAAAACTAAGAGAGTTAAACCCAAGTTTAGCCTCTGGTGTAGAAAAATTAAGAAGTCAATTTAAAGGTGAAAATTTAGCAAAGTTTGACAGACGAGGTGGTTATCAATTCGCTGCATATCAGAATATGCCTGAAGAACAACAAAAAGCATTTATTGAAGATATGGCATCAAAATATTCATCTCCTGATGAAGGTTTAATAGCAGAAACAACAAAAAGTCTTAGTAGTGATAAATTCACACCTGTTTATAGATATGCAAGTGCTACAAAAAAGAAAAAACCAACAGTTGAAACAGATATTTATAAACAACTAGGTATGGCAAAAGATGGTGGACTTAAAGAAGACATTAAAAAAATTAAAACAAAAAAAATGGTTGATGGTGGTCTTGCTAGAGGTGGAGGCGAGGCTATCAAGGGATTAAATTTTAAAGGTGTTTTTTAGTGAAAGGTTTAAGAATAGCTAAATTACAATCTGGAGGATATCTCTCTGCTCTTGAGAAATCAAGACCAGAATTGTTTAAAACCATAAGCAATTATCGTTCAAGATTAACTTCTCCTGAGCAACAAATTTTTGATAAGAGAGCAGATATTCAATATAAGGCAACTATGAATATGCCAACTAATCAAAGAGATGCTTATATTGCATCTATTGAGAAACAGTTTGCAGAGCCGACAGATAAACAATTCTCTGAAATACAAGAGGGTTTAAAATCAAAAACTTTTACACCGACATATCAGTATGCTGCTTTTGATGAATCAAAACCTGCATCAACAACAGGTTATTATAGGGACTTAACACCTGAAATTGAAAAAGCTGAAAAAGATTTAGAAGAATTAATTTTTACAAAAAAAGAAGAAAAAACCAGACCACAATATGAAGTTACTTACCCTAGAGCATCAGTCTATGGATCACAAAGACCCTCAGAAATGACGACTGATCTACCAAAAGGAGCTGTGCTGACAAGAGGAGCTTACGGGCGAGAGTATCTGCAAGAACCCATAAAAAATCGTACAAGTATGGGGCAGGTAAATCTAAATCCACAATATAGACAAGTTGGCAGTCAAAAATATATTGAAACCACTACTAGACCTGCAAGAGCAGGAGACCCAGAATATGATAGACAAGCTGCTGCTTTGGAAAGATTAAAGACAAGACATAAATTTAGATTTATGTACGGCAATCAATCGCCTACAGCCTTAAATCCATCAAACGTTTATGGACAACTTGGTATGGGAAATGTCCAGAAACAACAAACTATGTACCCATCAAACGTTTATGGTACATTTGGTATGAAGAAAGGTAGTGAAGTCAAGGTAAAAAAACAAAAGAATGAAAAAATGAGAGGAACTCGTGCAGCTATTAGAGGCACGACATTTAGAGGGGTATTTTAATGGGTTCATATGCACGAGGAAAATATGCTCAGGCAATATCTGATAGAAGTGGACAAGCTTTTCCTTACAGAGAAATGGTTAAAGAATGGAATGGATCGTTTGTTCATAAAACAGAATATGAAGCTAAACACCCTCAAATTAGAAAAAAACATATTACTGCTGATGCTATCGCTTTAGCAAATGCTAGACCTCAAAAATCGTCCCCAACAATAGTTGATCTTAATCCTGCATTGCTTTTTAATTCTAACCCAAGCTCTTTAGTGCCTCCATTGACACCTGATCAACAAAATAGTAAAAGACAATTGAGAGTAAGAACAACAAGTAGTTCTACTTCTGAAGTGCCTTCTACAGGCTCTATTAAGGTAATTTTAAAATGACAATATCATATTCAAATTTTCTAACACAAATAAGAAATTACACAGAGGTTGATTCAAATGTGCTTAGTGACACTTTAATTGATCAATTTATTAGAAATACAGAGTTAGACATAGCAGGAAATGTTGATTATGATGATCTAAGAAAATATGCGACTTCTAGTTTGGTTGCTTCACAGCGATATGTAAATTTACCTGCTGATGCATTAATTACACGATCAGTTCAGATTATTAATAGTGGCACTAGAAACTTTTTAGAAAAAAGAGATACAAGTTTTATTTCAGAATTTAATCCTACGGAGGCTGAGGGAGAGCCAAAATATTTTGCTAATTGGGATAATACTAGTATTGTTTTTGCTCCTACACCTAATACGACATATTCCATACAAGTTAATTATCTTAAAGACCCGCCTCACTTTAATTCAACGACTGAAACTTATCTATCTAAGTATCAGGAAAATTTATTATTACACGGAGTTTTAGCAGAGTGTTTTAGATATCTTAAAGGACCTTATGATCTATACAAACTGTATTTAGACAAGTATAATGAAAACACTCAAGCCTTTGCTCTTCAACAAATGGGAAGAAGAAGAAGGGGTGAGTACGATGAGGGTGTGCCTAGAATTAAGGTGCCATCCCCATCACCTTAAATAGTTAACTAAATAAGGAGATAATAAAAATGGCTATTACTACTAATGCAATATGTAACTCTTTTAAAAAGGGTTTATTAGAGGGTGCTTACAATTTTAAAACTCCGGGTGGTAACACATTTAAATTAGCCTTGTTTACAAACTCGGCTACTTTAGGTAAATCAACAACTGCCTTCGCTGGTGGAAGTCCTAACGGAGAATCGTCTTCTCCTTCTGGTTATAGCAGTGGAGGTAAAGCTCTTGTTAATGGTGGAACATCGCTTGCTACAAATACAGCTATTGTTGATTTTGCAGATTTGTCTTTTACAAATGTAACTTTGACTGCAAGAGGAGCATTGATTTATCAATCTGATGCTTCTAAAACAGCAGTTGCAGTTCTTGATTTTGGATCGGATAAAACTGCTTCATCTGGTACATTTACAATTCAGTTCCCTGCATTTACAACATCTGCTGCTATATTGAGAATCGCATAGTTAGGTAAATTATGTCTAACACTTGGGGTTCACTTACTTGGGGAGATGGTCCTTGGGGAGAGCAAGGTAATACTAATGTAAGTGTTACAACCGCAGGTTCACTAACTTCTGCAATTGGCTCTGTTGTATCAACTGCTGAATTAAATTCAGGTTGGGGCAGAGGAGAGTGGGGCAATGGAGCTTGGGGTGTTGCTTATTCTGTTCTTGCTACAGGTCAAGCACTTGCTTTATCACAAGGCACAGCTTTAGGATTTACTGATTTTTCTCATTCTGCCAGCGGTCAGTCTATGTCCACAAACATAGGTCAGATTGGATTACAGATTGATGGTTCACCTACAATTATACCTGCTGAAGATCAACTTGATGCAAGTTTGGGAACAATAACTCTTGTTCAAACAACAAACGAATCAACTACAGGGCAAGCGATGTCTATGTCAGTTGGAATTGTTGCTGCAGGATTAAAAACACCTGTTGATGTTACAGGACAAGCAATGACAATGAGTCAAGGCTCGATAACTCTTGTTCAAACAAATGTTCAAGGTGTAACAGGACAAGCGATGGCTACTTCAGTAGGAACAGTTGATGCCGTGTCCTCTGTAACAGCCTCTGGACAAGCTATGACTACGTCAATTGGTACAGCTTTACCTGTAGTTGGTGGAGAGGTTGATGTCACGGGTCAGACATTGACATTATCAGTTGGAACTCCTACAATAACTGCGTGGTCCGAAGTCGATGTTGGAACAGAAGTTGTTTGGACGGAAGTTGATAGGGCGGCTTAAATAGTGTATATTACTTAAAAAGGATTTTTTATGACTTCTACATACTCTACTGATTTAAAATTAGAATTAATGGTAACAGGCGAAAATGCTGGTACTTGGGGTGACAAAACCAATACAAACCTAAATTTAGTGCAACAAGCAATTGCTGGTGTTGAATCTGTCACACTGACAAATGGTGGAACAGTAGCATTAGCAATGAGTAATGCAGCATTATCAAATGCTCGTAATATGGTTATTAAATTTGCAACAATAACTTTGTCAGGTGCATCTGTTGTTACCATACCCGATGGTATAGAAAAATTTTATATTTTTGATATTACGGCAGTAACTAATCCGTCAAACTTAACAATTAAAACTGTAAGTGGCACAGGTTTTAGTCCTGCAGAATCAAAAATTGTAGCGGCATATGCAGATGGTACAAACTTAAATGAGATCGCATTAGATACTTTAGGGGGAACTATTGGCACTGCACAAATTGCTGACAATGCAATTACAAGTGCAAAAATTTCTGCTAACCAAGTAACTACTGCTAAAATACCAGACAATGCAATTACAAGTGCAAAAATTTCTGCTAATCAGGTTACTGCCGCAAAAATTGCTCAATCAACAATTACACAAACAAAATTAGCTGCAGACTCAGTTGGTGCAAATCAACTTATAGCCACAACTGTTTCAGCGGGAACTTATACAGCAGCAACAATTACAGTAGATGCTGATGGTAGATTAACAGGAGCATCTTCTGGTTCAGCTGGAGCGACAGGATATACATTAGGTCTAGTTCAAAAAGGACCTGCATCGGGAACATACACTGCAGCATCTGCCACAACTCGTTTAAAAATATATATGCAAGGTGGTGGCGGTGGAACAGGTGGAAAACCATCAAACGGCTCAGGTCGTGGCGGTGGTGGTGGTAATGGAGGCTTAGGTTTTTTTGATATACCTATCTCCGCACCCTATTCCGTTCCATTTTCAGTAGGAGCTATCGGAAATGGTGGTGGACCTGTAACTGCTGGTAACGCAGGTGGTGCAACTACCTTTGCTGATCCCGCAGGGACATTAACAGTAAATGGTGGTGCTGGAGGTGGTGCAGCTCCAAGTGGAAATGCTTTTGGTACTAAAGGTGCTAATGGCACAGCCTCTCCAGCTAGTGACGTTACAGGTTTTGATGATTCTTATTTTGTGCCACAAACTATTCCGGGAAGCCCATCAAATAGTAGACCTGATACTGATTCCACATCTTTTCACACTTTTGGATTACAGTTTGGTTTAGGGGGAACAGGTATAGGTGGAGTATCTGCACAAGTTAATTCTCCAGCAAACGGAACTACAGGACGAGGAGTAGGTATGCTTGTAGTATTAGAAAATGGAAAAACATATTAGGAGTTGAAATATGGCATATTGGGCAATTTTTACTTTACCGACAGACACACAGAATACACGACCGATTTTTATAGCACCAACTGATGCAGTTAAAGATGCATACTTTGCTCAACATAATACTTGTGTGCAACTGACTGATCAGGAAGCTGAGGACTTTTTATGTGAAAAAAAAAATGTGGTTATAAATAAATCTGATAATTCTTTAGTGTGGACTAACAATGATGCTTTTGGCATAGATGTGACTCAAGACTTGATTGAAGGGTGGGTTGAAAATATTCAAGAAGCTTATGTAAGATTTATTAGATACAACAAGATTGATAATGCTTATAAAAATGAAATCACGACTTGGGTTGAAGGATTAGAAGCACTTGATTTATCTTCCGTTAGTTATCCAATTGCAAATACAAGTCCAGCAGAAGTTTTAAAAAATTCATTTAGTCAAACAAAAATTTCACCTTTACTTATTCCTTAAATAAAGTAGTATATTTTTACTATGGATACTGTTTCTTTTATAAAGGAATATGACAATATATTTCCATTTAAGGTTGTTATTTCTTTACTTAAATATTTAAATAAAGTTAAATTCAAAAATGCTGAAGTGATTGATCCCACTCAACCTAAAGGTGCGGGTATTCACAGAGATATAAGAAAGGCTGAGGTGTTTGACTTTTTTTATAATTCAAAATCCTACACAGACGTGCATTATTTTAATCTATTAAGAAAAACATTTATGTTTATGATCGGTGAGTATATGAGAACAATAAATAAAAGCCCAACTTGTTCACCTATTGAAAAAATTTTACAAATTACAGCATTAAAATATGAAAAGACAGGCTTTTATGTACCACATTGTGACCATTCTGGATCAATACCAAGAACACTTTCAGTAATTTATTTGTTAAACAATGATTATAAAGGTGGTGAATTAGTTTTTGTTAACCCAAGCGATAGTAATGAGGTGTTAAAAAAAGTAGATGTAAAACCAAATAGGTTAATTATATTTCCTAGTAATTTTATATATCCACATTCTGTTTTACCTGTAACAGAGGGGACACGTTATTCGATAGTTAGTTGGTTTTTATGAATTACACTATATTTAAAAATTTTTTTACAAAAGAAGAAGTAAAAATCTGTGCTGAATATATGAAATCTAGACACAGGTTTAATTATGATGAGTTTGATTTAGGTCAGACACACGGAGATACAGGATTTTATGGTGATCCTTTATTTGACACTTTTTTACTTCACAAGGTGCCTCTTGTTGAGAAACACCTCATTACTATCGCT